TTCCAGTATCAAAGTCACCTTCCATAGCTGTTTTGATAGGTGATCTATCAAAGTACTTCATACCATTTGGTACGTCAGTAATAATGAAAAACTGATCAGGATCAGTTAAGAAATTGTTCACTCTGTAACCTTGAGGAACCATTCCCATAGATCTGATAGCATTGATATCATTATCAGCTGTAGCTGTTCTACCTTGAGAAGCCATTAGTCTCTCAGCTGTAAATTGAAGAGCTGAAGGAATAACTAATTTTAATCCTTTTGCTGCAATCAATAAACCTCTTTCGTCAGTCATTTCAGCGATGTCTATTAAAGACTGCTCTAATGACGTTTCGTTAAGGTCAGCTTGTACTGCTAACGTATTCGCAACGTTTCCAGCGATTGTTGGGTGAGATCTGCTAAACAGAACTACGCCATCACCAGATTGGAATGTAGTAAATCCATTCACAAGAGGTGTTACCGCTTTTGTTTGTTTAGTCTGAGCCATAGATCTTGCTAACGCTTTTGTATATCTAGACGCAAGTCTATCATACAAATTGTCCTCGATTGCTTCTTCAGTAATCGCGAACGCTAACGCAACAGTTTCCATAGTGTATCTTGCTGTGTATGTTTCTTGAGCATCGTCAAACACTACACCAGAACCTTCTGGTTTAGTTTGTGCTTGGCCGAACCCAGATAACATTACTTCTTCTTCAAACGCTCTGTCTGAAGATTCAGTAGCATAGATCTCAGCATGTTGGTTTTCGTATTGTTTATACTCCAGGCCGAAAAGGGCGTTTAAACCTGGTTCTAGTTCTTTAACTAGTTGTCCTCTACTTATTGCCATAGTTTATCTCCTTATACTCCTACAGTACCCTTCAAGAAGTGCTCGTTAATGCTGCAAACAAAGTTCGCGTTCGTAGCATATGTAGTCACATTTGAAGTGTTATTGTTTTGTGCGTCTTTAGTCACACCAAGTATTCTCAATTGAGCTGTACTTGTAGTAACCGTAGATGCGTTTAGTTCAGACTTGGACTGAAAGTTTGCTGTAGTCCCAGCCGTAACTTCGATGTCCGCATTTAAGAAAACAGATGTTAACGCTAAAGCAGCGTTAGACTGAATCTCAAATCTTTCATACGGGTCATCTGATATAAAACCAACAATGTCCGTTGCCGTATTTGAAGCTTTCAAATGGTTAGCGAACGTTGGCTTGTTTGTATTGGCGTCGGTAAAAAACACACCAGTAAGTGTACCGATTAAAGTATCACCTGCAGCCGCTTGTGCAATTGTTGCAGTGTTGATTGCTTTTACAGCATCGTTCTGAAAAATTGCCGGGGCGCTAGCAGCGATAGGATATTCTGATAGACCTTGGTTATCGTTATTTTGACCAACTTTACCAATTGCTCTCATTCCGAATGGAGCATCTTTGTTAGTTGCCATGTTTTTTTCTCCGTTTGTTAGTTAATCGTTGGTCTAGGAATCGTTAAAAAATTAACTTTTCTTTGTACCACCGAAGTTTACACGAGTTTGTCTATCGATATTGATAGGCATACTCTTATGCTGTTGTCCTTTAAGATCGTGATCCATTGCTTCAACGACTTGCTCATGTTTCTTTTGATAGTGAGCATTTCTTTGTTGCGCGATCTCAACAGGCACTCTTGCCAGCAACAAGCCACCAACTCCGATCACTCCAGCGTATTTGCCGTCTTCAACTCTTGGATAATCACCGTCAGGATATTCATCGGCTCTTACTAATTCATAACCAGATCTTAATCTGCCCTGAATATTCTTAGCATCGTTGAAACCCATGGTTTCGGCTCTTAGCCACCTATGTTGAAAACCAGTAGGCGCTGGTGGTGCATCTAAATTTGATGGTGGAGTCCAAACTTTTTTCTTAGAGCTCTTATCTCTAGTTTGGCTCGCACGGGAAGTTCTTGTTTCGTCTATTTTTTTCATATGCTTATACCTCCTTCGTGATTTGACTTAATTGTCTTGCATACTCTTCGAGTGGCACACCTAATTTTTTAGCGATTGTTTGCTGTGATGGCGTGAGTCTCACAGTCTTGCGACCTGGTCTTACACTTCGCTTCGCTTCAGCTACTATTTGTGTAGGTTTGGTCGTAGGTTTAACCTCTGTTGTACCAAATTTATTAGGAAATTCAAGTCTTATTCTTTTATCTATTTCCGCATAATATTCGTTACTATTAGGATCAAAGCCTTCATCTTCAGTTAATTTCTTATGAAGATCAAATGCAGTGTATGTCATAGCACTATCTTTACCAAACCACTCGTTTCTAGAAGCCCATTCTTCCGCTCTTGGGTCTTGCGTAGGTTGTTTTGATTGTAATGCTTGATCAAGAGTTGGTCTAGCTTCTGGTTTAGCTTTAGCTTGCTCTTCAGCTTTTGCTTTAGCTTCTAACCATTGTGCTTTTCTAACTCCTACTTCAGATATTTCTGCCATTGCGTCAGCTTCTGCATTTACATCGTTAGCTTCTCTAGCTTTTGCTAGTTTGGCTTTCGCTGCATCTAAACCTGCAGTAATACTTTTTTCAGTGGCATCAAGAAAACCTGGTTCTAATTTTCCAAGTTTTGTTTCTACTGCTTTTCTGTTTGCTTCAACTTTTTGAGCGTAAGTGATAGCGGCTTCTTTTTGTCTTTCCGCTTCTCTCCACTTCTTCGTAAGTTTAGCAATTCTTTTTTTAACACCATCGCTGTATTCACCAAGTTCATCTTTTGGTTTTTCTTCTTCAGCTTTAGGTTCTTTTGTTTTTTCTTCTTCCTTGGGTTCTTCTTTTGTTTCAACAGGTTTTGTTTCCTCTTTAACAACTTCACGAACATTCGGATTTTCAACTGTTTCTTCTTTTTGTTCGACAACAGCTTCGTCTTTTGTTTCTTCTATATCTACATCAACTTCATTTCCTGAAGTATCAATAGGAACGTTTCTTTCAACGTCTTGCATAGTTATCTCCTATGTTAGTATTGATGGACGATATCTTCTGGATTTTTGATGGTAGCTAAAACTTCATCGTCGTTTAAAAGTCTAACTTCCCCACCGTCGATCATAATCCTGCTTCCTGCATATCTTGCAAAAACTATCCAGTCGCCTTTTTTACACCAAGGTCCTTCTGGAAATTTGTCTTTGTCATAACAGTGTGGTCCCATTTCTAAAACGAGTCCGCAGTTTGATCCGACTTGTTGTCTTTCTATAGTTTCTTCTGATAGGAATAATCCACCTTTTGTTTTGGCTGCCATTTTAAAAGGTAAGACTAATATTCTCCAACCGGTTGGTTGAGGTAATTTTGTAGATTCTTTATTTTGAATTTTATCTAAGACTTCTTTTTCTTTTTTCTCGATGTCTTTATTTTCTTGTTGGTATTTTTCTTCTAACGCAAATTTAGTTTTCGGTGTCGCGTTTGAATCTGATAATTGTTCCGTCTTCATTTTTTTGCTCCTTCTTTGGTTCTAGCAGGTTAGAGATTTCCTGTGAAATTTTTAAATAGGCATGTGCCTGTCCTAACATGTACTTATATTTTTCCATATTGTCAACCCCACCACCTATCATAGTATCACCTAATCCTTGGTAAGATTCTTTTAAGTACTTTTGTATTTTATCTATTATTGTTATTGGATCTTCCATTATTTAACATACCTTTCTATTACTTTTATTTTTTCCTCTGCGTCTACTATGACCTGTAATAACTTATCCATTTCATCTAAATGCTGTGGATGTTCGCCTATTCCTACAGAGTTCTTAACATATATGTTTAATGTTGCAATAGACTCAGCTATCTGTGCTTCGTATCTTTTTTTAAGTGCGTTTAGTTTTTGATCCACCTAGAACTCCTTTTAATGTCTTAGCTTGAGCGGCATGTGTCTTTGAGGCTTTCTTTAAGCCTTTCATGACTTTTTTAATTGCTCTCTTTTTCTTTAACATTTCCATCTCCTTCTTGCCTGACGGATTCTTGAGTTCGGATCATTTCTTGTTTTAGCTGAAGCTCTTTTGAGTTGCCCTAGTGAACGTGCGCAGTATGATTTTCTGCGTTTGGCAGCTTTTGATCCTGGTTTCACTTTTCCAGTCACGGCTGTTTTTAGTTTAGAACCGGGATTTAATCTTCTGTAGGCTTTGACCCCGGCTTGTGTCATGCCTGCTCCAGACTTTGTAGATCTGAAATTCTTTTTATTTCTAGCTGGCATTTTTGCTCGACCACCATCTTTAAATCCTGGTGCGTCTACCATTCCAGCATAGTATTTTTTATAACTTGAATTTTGTGCGTTAAGAGTTCCTTTTGGAGTTTGAAAATCACTCTTCATGTATGAACCAATATATTTTGTATTTGGCATTCTCATACTAGTCCTCCGAATCTTGCAAATGTTTTTACGTTAGTTGGTTTAGGTCCAGTATTAGATGCTTGTCTTTTTCGTTTGACAGCACTCGCCTTTTGCGAGCTTGACATTCGTGTGGCTTTTGCAAGTGGCACGCATTTTGGATACTTCCGCTTGCTTCCCTTCTGACGACCGCAAGGTTGATATTTCCCGTCTTTCTTCGGTGCTCCTATATCTACCCACTTCTCGTCTAACCATTCTTTAAGACCTTTTTTTGCCATTACACCATTATTGTTTTTTTATGCTTGATAACTTTACCTTGGCCTCTTCCCATAACAGAAGTTGCTCTTCCACCTTTATTGAAGACACCTCTACCTTTTAGGACATCAGCTCTAGTAACTTTACCATCTCCTGTTAAATCAGGAAATTTTTTCTTACCAGCCATTGCAGATCCTCCGTTTGCTTTTTTAGTTCTTCCTACTTTACCCTTACAATATTTAGAGGCCCAGATATTAGCATAGGCGCTAGGGTACACCTTGAATTTTTTCTTCGCTGCTGCTTTTCCTGCCGGACATAATTTTGCCATGTTAGCCTCTCTTGTTTAATTTTTTTAGAGTCATCGCAAATCTTGCACGTTGACCTAATTTACCTTTTTTCTTTGCCGCCGCTTTTAATTTAGAATCCGGAATCTTTTCACCTTTTTTAATTTTAAGGGCTTTTCTTAAAGACCCCGGTTTCTTAATTGCTTTTTGAATAAAATTTTTAGACATTACTATCTATTAATTTTACCTTTTTTCTTCATCTTGCTACCGAATCTTCCGTAAGACTCATCTCTAGAAGCTTTTAATTGCTTCTTCGTTCTTTTCTTCTTGATTCTCATAGCGATAGATTCATCTTTTCTAGCTTTGTAACCTTGTTTCTTCTTGCCAACTTTACCACCTTTTTTGTACATAGCACCACCTCTCATGCCCATGTCATCTTTGTAGTAACCAGATTTCATATCTTTTCTTGCAGTCGACATTGATCCTCCGCCAGCTTTCATCGCTCGGCCGCCAGATTTCATAAATCTAACATTTGATCTTACTCCGTTTTGTCTCATTTTTTACCTCCTCTAAATATTTGTGTTCCCTTGATACCATAAATACTCGCCACGACAAGGATCCACAAATTTGTAAACCATGACGGTAATTGCGAGAACATGTCAAAAAACATTTTGACCTTGTCCATCGCTGTCGGGTCGTCTGATACGACTGCCCATGCCAACACCGCTACCGGAGTTGACAATATTATAAGGACGGCTTCGTCCTTCCAATCTGATTGTCTCGCTTCTAACAATTTACCTTGGTAAGCTTCCTCACCACGAGCTTGTTTTTCTGCATGCAATAATTGTGCTTCAGACATAGCCATTTTAGCTTTTTGTCTGTTAGCATAAATTTTAGAACCAGCTTGCGCGGCTAATTTAATCGCTTGTAGCCACAT